TTGGCCCGGAATATAATGACCGGAACGGACAAGAAGTGATGGTGAAAAAGTTGGTTTTTCAAGGTCATGATTAAATGTCCAAGCCGTCCGCCCGTTTGCCGGGTCAACATTCATGCTGTGCCTATGGCCGCACCCGGGACACTTAAATTCAACATAATCTTTATTGTCATCATGATAACGGACTTTTGGCATGTTTACGAAAACCTTGCTTGGATGATTTCATTTTCCTTGTATTGTTGCGGCGGGCTTTGTTGGTCCGACACGCTGGCCGCAATGGCAAATTTCCCACCGTTCCCATTATCGGAAGGGGGGCCATAGGCCGTTTGACGGTGCAATCCCGTCAATGTTTCATCATGCGTGACAGGCATGCCAACGTGGGCCGCAAGGGCATAAATGGCAAAGTCAACAAACCATGCCGGCCAAACCGCTTCCGGAACGTATGTGGTGAACAATGCAAAGACCGTTTCTTCATTGCATGCCACATATTGGCCGGCGTCATCCGAAACAATTTCAAAGTTTTTGAAGGGCGGCGCATTGTTGGCCGATGAATTATAAATGGCAAAAATCCGCAAGGCGGTTGCGGGGACTTTGTAAAGATACGCCCAACCGGGTTGGGTCTTGTTTTCCCTGATAAGCTGTTCACGCCGGCGGGCGAATGACCAAGGGTGAATTGCCAGAACCATCCGCGCCCATGTGTCATACATGTCCGCCATGATGTCCGCTTCATTGGTCCCGTCTTCAAATGAAGATACGGTTGCGGCGCGTAACTGAATAAGGGCTTGGGATGCAATTGAAAATTTTGTTTGTGCCATTTCAAGGCCCCTTTCCTAAAAAAACGCGGCGGAAGGCGAAAACCCACCGCCGCGCAATGTGCTTAAATCGCGGCTTGCTAGGATTAGTCCGTATCGGTCATGGTCAAGGCGAGGGCGTCATTCACGTCAACAACACCACCGGTGTTGGATGATACAACGTGCATCCCAGCGGTTGAAACCGCTGTGAATGTCCCGTCCGTGAATGTGGTGCGAAGGATGATGTCACCAACGTTGACCAAATCCGCCACGCTGTTAAAATAACCCGCCGTGTCAACTGTTGCCGCGGCATCCGCCGTGGAATAGCTGAAAACCTGTGGGGCTTTACCGCGTGAAGATTGGCCGCCAATGGGTGAAAAGTTTGAACGTACAAAAGGCATGATGTGTTTCCTCTTTCAAAGGGTTGAAGATGAAGGACGGCCCCGCCATTGGGGCCGTCCAAATTATTACGCTTCGTATGTGGACACGGTATAAATACCGCCGTTGTCAATCGCAACGGACCCGGCCGAGAACATACCGTTCATCAACCAAGAAGTCTTTTCCGCAATCCAGTCAACGGCCGTTCGCATATCAAGACCAATCGCCAAACCAACCGCCGATTTGTGATAGGCGAAGTTTGAACGGACGAGAGAAGCAACCGGAAGGCCGCCTTCCGTACGGGTTTCAATCATCTTGAAATTGAACGTGGCGTATTTCTTCAAGGACCCTTCCATCAACGGGCGCAAGATATTGTAATCTTGTGACGTGATTTTGGGGTCAAGAAGGGCCTGTTCAATGGCGTATGCGGAAACGCACATATAGCGTTCACCATCATCCGGGACACCGGCATCATCCATCAAGCGTTTTGCGCGAAGGATTTTGTCAATGTTCAAGCCGGTGTTGGAACCACCGATGTTGACGCCAACGGTTGTGGCGTTTGCCCCCGCAATCATGGCGTTGATGATAAGTTGGTCAAGGCGGCGGCCCATTGCGGATGCAATGACGTTTGCCAATTCTTTCTTTTCATCAAATGACAGTTTGGACAGGTCATAAATGTCCGAATATTCCGGAGCATTCCAATCCTGAATGGTTGCGGTTGCCTTGCTGTGGACAACGTTCATTGGAATGACATCCGTTTGCGGAATGCGTTCCGTTGCCACGCCTTTCCCAAGTTTCGGGAAAACGTGTGTTGAGCCAACAACGCCGGTTTTTACACGAACAGTTTCGCGCAAAACGCCGGACCCTTGGAACGCTTGTTTGACCAAGGCGTCAAAGGAAGTGATAAAGTTCTGTGATGCAGTGATTGACATGCTTTTTTCCTCACAAATAAAGGGTTGATTTGCCGTATCTATGCGATAGGGCCGCCGATATTTGCGGGCCGTGTGGTCACGGTAAGGCCGCTTTTTTGCCTAGCGGGTCGCTTGAACAAAAATAATATAACACAAAAAAATCACCCCAATCAAGGGGTGATTTAATTTGTTCAAATTGTGGTCAAGATATTAACAACCTTTTCCACCTTTCCCGGTTCCTTTGCCGCCTTTACCGCCTTTTTTGGTCCCCTTCATGTCAATCACCGTCCTTCCGATGTTCAATAAATTAGGCTTGCAGATAAAGCGGGCGTCCGGCTTTTTGGCGCATATCCATCCACTTATCAACCTTTTGAAGGGCGGCCGCGTCCCCTTTTTGATATTCGGCCGAACCCATGAATGACATGATTTCCGCATCCGATGGAAGGCCCGTGACCGCTTGGCCGTCAATATTGCCCATGGGGATACGTTCACCGGAACCAACCATTTCCCGGATTTGGTTTAATAAATGAATACCTTCCGCGGTGGATGTCATAGCCTTGATGGTGTTCACTGATTTTTCATCAAAATGAACGCCAATATTTTGGCGGACAAATTCGGAAACCGCTTTGACAACGGCCGGTCCATTTGGACCAATCTTGGAAATTTCCGCTTCACGGAATGCGGCCTTTTCTTCTTCCGTTGGTTCCGCCTGTTCCTGTCCTTCTTGGGCTTCAAGGTTCTTATACGCGGCATTCAACACTTCTTGAACCAATGGCCCAAACTGTCCTTGTGAAAGGCCAAGTTTGTGGGCAACGTCTTTTGCCGCTTTTAATACGGGGTCATCCGCCGGAACCATATCTTTCCAAGGTGCGTCCGCCGGGGCTTCAAATTTGTAATCATCCGCCTTTTCAGGGGGTGCGCCGCGGCGTCCCATTTTTTCGCGTAGGTCTTTGGCTTGTTTTTCTGCCGCAGTCAACTTTTCAAAAAGGGCATCACCCTTGAATGTCTTGTTTTCCGCATCCCAAAGGGCATCATCCAAGCCTTCCGGCTTTTCACCGGGCTTGTATTTTGCCCCATCATTTTTCCCTTCAAGGTCCAAAATGCTGTCATTGCTTGACGTGCCTTTGTTTTGGTCACCCTGATTTTCGTTTTTCCCGGCGTCATTTTGATTTCCTTGGCCATTGTCTTGACCTTCTTGGCCTTCGTTTTCTGTGGTCATCTTCTTTTCCTTCTGTAGATGGTTATGTATTCACCGCCGGAAGCGGCGTTAAAAGCCCCGGTCCAATCGCCTTCATTCCAGAAACCAAACCAAAGGGCCAATAACATCTTATTGACCAATTCTTGCCGATACAATGGACGCCATTTGTTCGGCGCGTTCACGGGTCATTGGTTCAAATCCGTCAAGCTCTGGGTCGCATTCTTGATAAATGCCCTCACCTTTGTACCCCCAACCAAATCCATCAATTTCAAATATTTCTATCATTTTACACCACCAATAATCTAAAAATTTCCGCCCGAGAATGTTGCATAAAGTAAAGAAAATTAACGCGTGTTGCCCCATCAACATAGGGCAACACAAATATTTTTTGACCTGCAACCGTTGTTGATTGTGGGTGGACATTTGTTCCAAAGGCCCGCAAAACATTGTCACCAATATCAAACCTAAAAACGCGTCCCGTTGCCTCCTTCAAGATATATATTGAACCGCCAAAATCAGTGTTCGCGGAACCGGTTGTGAATGTTTCATTCTGGTTCCCGTATGACAAGGAAAACCATGTGTTCGCGGCAATGTCATAGACATCAAGCGCGGAAGAACCACCACCGCGGAACGAATAGATATAACGCCCATTTTGTGCATAAAGGGAAGTTCCCGATATTGCCGCGGCCGCTTCATTTGACGGAAGAACCCATGTTGAAACACCATCAATCCAGTTTGCTGTCGCACCGGCGGCCATTGCCGCGGCGCGGGCAACGCCCGGGGTTAATGTTGACCATGTATTTGTTGAAACAATATATTTGTAAAGTGTTACGGCACTACCCCCCATTAAATAGAACGCGTCATCATCACCTTCAATTGAATATGTTGTTGTGGCGTCCGGGGCAACCGCAACCGTTGATATTGTGAGTGTTGTTGCTGTATTTGATGCGATTTTCGCAATTTGCCCTTTTCCTGTACCGCCCGTAAAGCGAACCTGATAATTTGCCCATTGGTTGGTGTTCCAGTTCTTTCCGGAATTCACAAGGGTTGTTGTTGTCCCGCCTGTTGCTGTACCAGATGCAAAAGATGCGGCCGCACCGATTGTGGAAACCAACATTCCGTCCGTTCCCCATGCTGTTGGAAGACCCGTGACAGATTTTGCCGTCCATGAATTTGTGGCAATATCATAAACACTGAAACCAACCGCGGTTGAACCAGCGTTAAAAAACCAGACTGAACCCGAATAAACTTGATATTGAGTTGTAGCATCAAACGCCACCGCGCTTGCAACTGAAACCGTGATAACGGCGTTTGCGCCTATCGTGTTTGAAAGGATTGTCCCATCATATCCAATGCCGGAACCGGCAATGACACGAATTCTTTGCCCGGCCAATGACCTTGTGATGGTCCTGTTTGTTGTGATGGTTGTTGTTGACCCCGCCGTTGCGGTTTGTGTGAAAACGCCCCCCATAGCACCAAGGCCGCGGAATTCACCACAAGACCCCGCCCCAAATGCCCCGGCAATACCAGAGTTTGGAAGCTGTAACCATGCATCTTCATCACCGTCATATCTATAAATTGACGATGCCCCACCAATAAAATAAGCGGGACTTCCCGGCAAAACGTTAAATTTGTCAGAAACAACAAATGAACCGGTTCCCGGTGATAATGGTGAAGGTGTGCAAAATTCCCACGCCTTCCGATGCATCAATTTTCTAAGATTAACTGTTGTTGCCATATTAGACCCCTAAGAAATAATGATTTGTTGATAAAGGCCATTTGCCGCCATTCTTGACGTATCCCATGGCGTGTTAATGTATGCAGTGGCCGCACCGGTTGTGGAGTTATACACGCCGGATTGATATGTTGGTGTTATGACTTCCGCCAGTGTCACCAACATTCTATCCGTACTATCTAGGCGCGGGAGTTTTTCAAGAATTGCGCTTAAATAATATTCCATCATTTCTTGCATTCCCATCATTCTTGATGATGGGTCCGTCCCGGCCGGGTCTTCTTTGACAATAACAACTTGGCGGTGAACAGTGTCCGCGCCATCAACAACGGTTACGGTGTCAATTTTATTGCCTGTGCTATTTGGCGGGACTTGCGTGAAAGACATGATGCCCCCTTGTTATTTTGCGCCGATTGACTGGACCGATGCCTTGACCTGTTCAATCTGTTTGGTGACTTCTTCAAGGTCCGCCCGGGCCGCCACAAGGGCCGCCGTCACGGTTTCCAATTCCTCTTTGCCAAGGGAAATGGCGTTGTTCAATTCCACAAGTTCCGCTTCAAGATTGGCTTTGTGGTCATCAACTTCCTTTTTCCCGGCGGAAATGATGCCTTCCGCTTCCGCTTGGGCCGCCTTGCGCGTTTTGCTGGCCGCGGCTTCCGCCAATTGGATTTTGTCAATGGCGGCATCCAAATCCTGTTTGGCTTGCCCTTCTTGTGCTTTCAGGTCATCAACACGGGCCTTGGTTTCGCTGGCAACCGCTTGAAGGTTTTCAAGTGTCGCAACAACTTCCGCACCCTTTTCAAATGCCTTGAACGCCCGCGCACCCTTCAAAAGTTCATCTTTGATGGTGGAAAGCGGCAACCCATTGACGGTCACAACGTCTTCAACGTTTTCTTCTTTATCTTTTCCGAAAATTCCCATGATTAAATGCTCCGTTTGCAAGTGATGAACACTTTTAAGTTTGTGGTTCCGTCCCCGGCCGTCACCTTTGCCGTGATATAGCGTGGGTTTTCCAAGATTTCTTCAATGGCTTTTGCCGTCTTGGTGATTGCGTTTCCTTGCGGGTCCGTTAATGGACACCACCCGGACGCGGCGTTATCTGGTTGCAACACAAGGTCCGCGGCATCGTTTGAACCATAGAACGTGATTGAACCGCCCGTCCCAAACGTCCCATAAACTTGAAGGCATTTTTCAGTGAAATTTGCCAGTTCAAGCGGTTGCATAGTGTCCGTGGTCGTGAATGTCAGACCAAGGCATTGGTATGTTGTGACTTCCCGCATTGACGGCGCGGCCACCGGTGTTGTTGTACGTTCAGCCATTTTGGGAACCTTTCATTTGCATTTGGTTGATGTAATCTTCCGGCGATTTGGCGGACATTGCCAATTCTATCCGCCCAAGGACATCACGCACAAGGGCGTTTTGTCCTTCCCGGGCGAAACCATGCGCCGTTGCCGCGTCCATGCCGTTTGATGCGGCAAGTCCGGACATCCATGTCCCCGCTTCAATGGTGTTCTTTTTCAGGAAGTCCAAAACAATTTGGCCATCCGGCGTTGAAAAACAACGCAAGAATGCGGAATTCAGATTAAACAATTCGGCCGCGGCCTGTTCAAAAACTTCTTTTGTTGGGTCGTATTGGTCCGCCTTGGCGGTTGGGTCAAAGCCAAGCGGGTCATTATATGCTTTTGTCCCCATGGGAATTTGCATCATGGCATGGCCCCCGCTGTTCCTTGATTGGCCGCGCCTTCCATTGGTGCGGGTTGCTGGCCTTGGGCTTGCATCATGGCCAATGACTGTGCAATGGCTTGTGTCAACAATGTTTTGTCATCCTGTGACCGTAACAATTCGGCCGGACCGCCCACATTCTCAATCAACCATTGCGGCAATTTCTCAATGTCATAAGACATCATGGCAATTTGCGGGGAAATGTTGGCCGTCATTTGGTAATTTTCCAAGAACCGTTGGACATCCGCCATGGCTTGCGTTTGGGCAATCGGGGACACAACTTGGATTTTCACCATGAATTGGTCAATGTCAAACCCGGGCGGCAACGCAATCAATTTTTTCTTGGCCAAAATTTCAATGATGCGGCGGAACAATGGAATGACAAATTCAAAGATTGCGCGGCCGTATGCGGAACCAATGTCCGCTTGGAATTCCTTGATGCGTTCCGCAATTTCAAACGCGGTGCGCGGTTGTGGGCGGTCTTCCGGAAGGCGTGTGTCCAACATGATTTTCTTGATGTGGTCTTCAAGAGAATTCATGACGAATTCTTGCATTTCAAAATTGCCGGACGTTGGCAACGGCGCGATTGACGGCCCCATTGTTCCGCCATTACGTTCAACCGGGATGAACATGCCCGGGCGGATGACGGCAGTGTTTGGGTTGAATGTCCCGTTATTGATGACGGTGTAAACACCAAACACGGACAAGGCCAAGTTTTGAAGGAACAGTTCCTTGATTTTATTCAATGTCTTCACGTCCGCCATGGCCAACATGAACGGGCCAACCCCATAAGGAAAGCCCGGGATTTTCAACCAACGCGGGGTCAAGCAAATAGCTTCTTTGAATTGCGTCTTGACAATGACATCTTTTGTTTCATTGATGATGACTTCATAACGCCACACAAAATCCGTGTAATCCTTATAAAGGCATTCGGTCAACTTGATTTTAGATTTTGGGTCTTGGGCAATTTTATCTTTGATGGACTGTGGAAGTTTCGGGCGGAAATTCTTGAATGTGGGTTCAATCAATTCCCCTGAAAGTTCCGTTTCTTTGAAGATGCCGGCCACTTCACCAAAAGCCCCTTCTTCAAGGGCATATTGTGAAATTGGCATGGACACAAAATTCAATGGTTGGGTTTCGTTACCTTCAAAGACCCACAAGGCCCCGGTCCCAATGCCCCAGTCAAAATACATTTCAGCGGATGCCAATGCAAAATTGGAAGCGTTTAGATAGGTAAAGACCAGCTTGGTTAATTCGGACAAGGCTTCCGTTGTGTCTTCCTTGCTTTCTTCATCAACGCCCGGGCCGGGCTTGAATTCCGCCCAACGTTGGAAAACGGGCGTGAAGTTTGATTGCATGGTGTTCACAAAGTTTGACGCGGCAATCATGCCGGTACTGTCAAAAACCTTTGTGGGCTTGTTTAATTGACCGGGCGTCATGGAAAACGTGTTGCGGAAAGGCAATAAATATTCATAGCAATCTTCAAAAAGGGCGCGGTTCATATCCCGCATCCCTTCCGCTTTCTTTGCCCGTTCCAACAATTGTTCCGGTTTTTGACTTCCCATGACGTGACCTTAACCCAATGTGTCCCTTAAACCTGTTTCAAGTCCGGTCAATAGCGTGTTGCCGCCCGCGCCCGTTCCCGCACGTCCTTGACGCGCCCGCAATTTGGCGGCATCCTTGGTGCGCTGTTCTTCTTCTTGCGCGGCCAATTTGGCATTTTGGTCTTTTATCTGTTTTTCTTGCGCCGATGTGTCCGGCATTTTTGGCTTGGAAAACATTGATGTCATCATTGACCGCCTTTCTTTTGCAAAAAGAATAGCACACCGCCGGATTTAATCAAATGGTGAAATAATGCCTTTGGTGTTTGGATGGTCATTTTACCTATGCCCAAAAGGTCCTTCATGACCGTGACGCATGTGTGGAACCCATGAAATTTGAAACCATACCTTTGGACTTCATCCTTATCAAATTGGACAATGGCCCGCGTGGTTGGGCGTTCCGCTATTTCCTGCAAAACCTGTTCCGGCGTGAATTGCACCGGGACAGGTTGGACAAACATATTGTTTCCGCGGGGGTCAATGGTCAAATATATTCCCGTCACGGGGTCCCAACAAAAAGCCCACACATGGGACCATTCGGGGCGGGTGAATATGCGGTGAAGGAAAAGCGGCTTCACGCCCTTGGGCCTTGAAGAAAAAACAATGAACCACCGGCGGTGTCCACATGAATGGTCATCAACGTCCGTCTTAATCATCCCAAAAAACTTCCTTGATTATGTCCAACTTAATCTTTTCAATGACACCAACAACGGTCATGGCCGGGATGTCTTGCCCGCCCAATCGTTCTTGTATTTCATCACGCAAGGCCCAATAAAGGGCGTCTAATCGCTTGTCCCCAAAATAAAAGCGTTCCGGTTGGTCATTTGCGGGTTCCTGTGTCATCCAAATGGGTTCCAATCTGTGTTTGTTTGAATGGGTGCGCCTGTCATCCCCGCCATATCGGACCCGCTGTCCGTGACGTTTGTGGCAAAGGTCAGGACAAAGGCGTCCGCAAGGTCGGGTGATGGTATGCCGCGGGACCGCATTTCCTCTTTGCTTTCCAACAACAATTCATTGTTGACGCCATAACGCTTGATTTGAACAGATGTCAGTTCCGCTTGCAACTGGTCCATATCCTTCTGGTCCGCAAAACGGATACACACCGGCGCGTCCTGCAACCATTCATTGGCTAGTCCGTACATTTCCGCCCGTTTGTTATAATATTTTTCAGGTTCCATGACATCACGGGAACCAAAGGCAATCCCCTTGATGATTTTTCCAAACCCTGCATTTTTCACAATGTCATAAACGCCAACACCCAAACCGCCCGTGTCAATATTCACACGTTGCGGATTGTATTTTTTAATGATTTGAATAAGGCGTTGGGCCGATTGGTCAACCTCCATGGGCGGAAGCGTCATGGCCTGTGAACAATTGCGGCCTTGACGGAACACAAGGCGGAATTTGTCCCCACCCATGCGGGCAGGGTCAACCCCAATGATTAGCGGCGGTTGAACGGCAACGGCAACCGGCGGGGCGTTCTTGGCCCGGATGACGTGTTTGGCTTTGATGAACGCCTTGTCATCCGAAACTTCAAAGGCTTCTTGTGGGTTGAACGGATATTCCTTTTTGAACAACATTTCATCCCCGGAAAATTCATTCCGTATCTTGGCCCGCCGCCACATAAGATGTTCTTTGGTTAGTCCGTCCTTTGCATAAAGGTCCAACATTTCCCCTTCTTCCATGGACAATTCCATGTCAGGCGGGCAAGGGCGGGTGTATTCGTCTTGCCAATACCAAGGAATGAAAATCAGGATGAAGTCACTTTCCCCAGACATGGCCTGTTGGCATATCCTATGGAAATAATTATTTTGTCCATTAGCGGTGCTTTCAAGGATAACCTCCGTGTCTGGCATATCCGGGACGGTTTGCATCAAGCCGGCCGCGTGGTCATCACAGTTTGGCGAATACGCAACTTCCGACCAATGAACACATTGAAAGGTTGTGCCGCGCCCCAAGCCCTCACCCGTTCCGGCCGTTCCGACTTTGTAACCTGAAAGCATGCCGGGGAATAATAGTTCTTTTGCGTTTGATGCGCCAAGGGTTGGCAGGAACCGCGGGTCACGGGCCTTTTGGTAATACGTCTTGACCATACCAAACAATGAATTTGAACCCGTGGCATCGTGGGCAAAAATAAAGGTCAATGTCCCCGGCCGGGTGACGGTCTTGTGAAAATACCGGCCGCCAATATAGGTTGACATACCTTGTTGGCGGCCCTTTAAGATAACCGCCCGGACCTTCCCGGTCTTGGCTTTCTGTTCTTCCAACTTGGCGTGGGCGTACAATTGCGCCTTGTTCAATTTGAATGGAACAATCTGGCCGGCCTTATCCTTCACAAACAATTGGTTTGGGGCGTATAAGGTGAAGTTGTCAATCAATTCATTGACAATTGGGTCAATCATTTTTATGGGCTTCCTTGTGATGAACCGGGCATAACCAACGAACGTCAAGCGGGCGCGAATAGTCATTATGATGACCGTGTACACACAACGAACCGCAAACCTCGCAAGGTTTTTTGAATAAACGCCCATCTCTTATAGCGTTATTAACGGCTGTTTGCGCCTGATATTTTTGTGGATTTTTTATCCTACGTTCTTTTATTTTTTCAGTTGATTGGCGATTTCCGCGGGCGCGGTCATACTCTCTGTAATATTCTATATTTGACGCCCTATTTTTACGACTATCGCGCTTCGTGCATTCTTTACATTTGTTCAAATGACCATCAACCATCATCCGATGTTTATAAAAATCGGACAATGGTTTTTGTTTTTGGCATTTGAAACAAACTTTTTCTTCCATTTAGAATGGATAACACAAAATCAATTAGAATGGAATCGGGTCATCCATATCATTTTGCGAATATGTGGAAGATTGATAATCAGGGGAATGGCCGTTGTGCGCGGCATAATCATCACCGCCGCCGGCATCATCATTGCGGACCTTTGTGGATGAAAGGATGTTGATTTCCCCGCGGTATGGCTTCAACACAATTTCCGTTGAATAACGGTCCGTCCCGTCCTTATCCTGCCATTTTCGCGTTTGAAGCTGGCCTTCAATATAAAGTTTGGTCCCCTTTGTTATCCACCCTTCAATCAATTTCACAAGGCCGGGGTTAAACACAACAACCTTGTGCCATTCCGTCTTTTCTTTCTTTTCGCCCGTGGCCTTATCCTTCCATCGTTCGGACGTGGCAATTGACAAGTTGGCCACACGGTCCCCGCTTTGCATTGTCCGGATGTCAGGGTCCGCGCCAACGTTCCCAACCAAAATCACTTTATTGACCATTTTAATCCCTTTCTGTGGTCTTTGACGCCCGGGCGCGGGCAATCAGGTCTTCATATTTTTCGCCAACCTTGGCGGCCGCATCATCAAACATACCCAAGATGCGGGCCAAGCTATCTAATGACTTTTGTTTGTCATAGAATTTCACTTCCAAAAGACCTTCCGCCGTCTTCTTAAAACCGGCAATGGCCGCGTGATATTCGGCCGGAATTTCCGAAAGGTCTTTAACCACATATCCAAATGATGACACCCCATCCATAATCATGGATGAATGGGCAAAGGCAATCTTGGAATGTTCATCAATGATGCGTTTGGCCAAGGCGTCCTTGTCTTCCAATTGCAGTTCCATTTGAATTTGAACCGCTTTCCGTATTTCAACCTTTTTCAACAAACGTGAAGCAAGTGTCCCCGCGCTTCCATAATCATTGTCAATGTCAAGATTGAACGCATCCACATAAGCCCGTGTTGCGTTGAATGTGTAATCAGAACAATAATGGACCACAAACGCTTCTTGCGCCGGCGTCAAACCAAGGCCCGAAAATCGGGGAAGCCCAAGTGGCGTTTCTTCTTTTTGTTCTTTTGGTGATGGTGTCTTTTTGGCCATGTCTATCCCTTTGGAACATATTGGCACAAGTGACCACCAAAGTCACCCTTGGCGCGTGGGATAAGTGGGCCGCCGTCCGTGTAAAGATAATGGCAACCGTTGCGGTCATCCACCCACACATGAACAGGCGTCCGGCCTTCCCGGGCCATAAAGAAAATGGCAATGCAAAGAATGGTAAGCCCTATGACCATGATGCGTTCTATTTTCATTTTGAAAACCTTCCGTTAAAATTAAACATGTGTGTGAAGGGTTCATCCGTTTTGACAAATCCTTCACGGCGCAACGCCTTCATTGTGGATAATGGGACACCCAATTCCCTTGGGTTATACCAAACACCCGGTTCCATGCGCCCAAGGGCGGCCCGTTGCGTTGGGGTCAATTTGTCAATTCTTGCCATCCGCATTCACCCCGAATGGATGCGCCGGGCCAACCGGGAACATCCCCCAATGCGAGATTGAAACGTAGGCTTGGCCGTCCACAATATCCCAAATCATTGTTCCATCATCACGGCTTCGCGCTTGACTTGCAATGTATTCAAGCCAATTCGCGTGGGCTATGCTGTTAAACTTCCGCAATTCCGTTGCGGCGTCCCTCAACTTTGCGGCCGCTTCCGCTGGCGGTATCTCAATCATATTTGCACCCCCAAGACCGCATCCCTCCCCAAATCCCCAACAAGCAGGCTCTCTAAGCCCTCCCTAGTCATGCCCGAAATCGGAATAGTACGCTTTAAGGCTTTATCGCTAAGCATAGTATTTCCTCCAAAGCATTAGGATTTCCACGATGGTTATAACGGAACGTCAATTCATTCAGGTAAAGCGACAGATATTTCTTGCTGACATGGTGGAATTGCCCGTACAAGGCGCGTTTCACAATCGCCCAAAAGCCCTCAATGGTGTTGGTGTGAATGTTCCCGTACTGGCCGGAAAACAGGTCACGCCGGGAATAGCCTTCCCTGTGGCTTATGGCGCGGTGCAGAACGTGATTGCTCATCCCGTTATAGCCGGGATATTCGTCCGTGTTCAAAACGCTGTTCGGCATATCCAACATAGAGCGCACGATTTTAAGAATGTCTGGTCCGGTCATTTCCTCTTTCTTAACCGCTTGGGCCTTACACGGCCTCCGCGCTCAACGGCTCCAATTACAGGGGCTTTGTCGGTGCCCCGGCCTCTCGGACTGCCTTTATCGTCCGGGTCTTTGTAGTTGGATTTACGAGGCTTGCCGCCTATGTAGGTTTCGTCCATTTCGACAATCCCCGCCAGCAATTTGCCATCGTCAACCATAGCCCTGCGTATGCGGTGCATCATGCTCCATACCGTAGGGCGGCGCATTTCCAAGTCCCTAGCAGCTTGCATGGCAGACAGCCCTTTCTTGGCCGAAAACATAAGGCTGATAAGCAGGAACCATCTTTGCAGGTCAACGTGGCTGTTGTGGAAGATCGTTCCCACGGTCACGGAAAACGACTTGCGGCACAAGCTGCATTGCCAGCGGTTACGCTGTTCGATTTCCTTTTTACGGGAAACCTTTTCGCTTTTGCAGCAAGGGCAGCAAGGTTCATCCTTCCAGCGCACTTTTTCAAGATGTTCAAGGCAGGATTCCTTCGTGGGGAAACGGCGATAAATGCTGATGATGCTGGTCATGTTCCACACATCCCTTCACATTCACCAAGAAACGCGCCTTGGCCTTTATCTTCAAGACTGTCAACGTCAACCTCGCTTAAAGGCTTGCAGGAACGGTGCATATATTGCTTTTGTTTCATGCCGCGCAGGGTGCCGCCATCACGAATGGCCTTGTCTATTTCAACGGCATCATTCCAGCTTTCGGGGTCGTTAATCTTCATGTCGCGCCAGATTGTGTTGTCATGGAAAGGGCATCCGATGCAGGACGATTTTTTCAATTCCCGGCCCGGATATTCCTTGTTAAACCAGCGCAAGCAATCATATCTGCGCCATTGCAGTTCAATCAGGGGGTACCGCATATGAACATATTTTTTATCGGAAACGCGCATCCGTTCCATTTCATCCCACGAAATGCCAACCCACTGTTCTACAAGCAAATCTTTCGGGGCTTTTTCGCCAAACTTCAATCCGGCAATCTCCCTGATTTTTCTTTCAATGGGCTGGATTTTATACTCGCGGGTGCATTGCCGCTTTCCCATGCCGGAATCGCTTGTGTAGAAGGGCAACGCGACAAACCGTTGCCCCGTAGTATTTTTGCTTTCAATCACGTTCTCGCGGATATTTCCCTGCGTAACGCGGTGAAGAACGGTAAGGCCATTGGTCAGGCGCGTGATTTCTTTTTCCAGCCAGTCCAAATGCTTATAAACGCCCTTCGGCTCCCATTGCGTGTCTGCAAAAATCATATGGTCAGGGCGCGGGCCGATGATATTTTTGGCCGCAAGCAACGCCATAACGGTAGATTGAACACCCGCGCCCATGTTGATTACCCGAAAAGTCGGGTTCTCCACTGGCCGCGAAAGCGTGTAATCCGGTGTGATATTCATAACTGCCTCATTTGTTGGTGTTTATATTACCAACTTATTATAACTACATATAGATGTCAAGCCTTAAAGCGTACTATTCCGTTATCGAAAACAAACTGATTAACCGCCCGTTTAGCGTCATCAAGAGTAGGAAAATCGGAGCGAAGCCCTTGGCAGCTCATGGGATTGATGACAGCCCCATTTTCCAAGTGGATAAACCAATCTTTTCCCGTTGCATGGCCGCGTTTAATATCCCACTGCCATGCAGGATTGTAGGTGTTACGGTACTGGCCGGAGCAAAGGCGTTTCCAGCCTTTGTTAAATTCCGTAGCCTTTTTCAGTTTTTCTTCTCTAGTCATTTTTCGCCTCATTTCGTTAGCTTATATAGCTACCGTATAGAAACTATTAGTAGATGTCAAGCCTTAAAGCGTACTATTCCGATAAAATATTCATTGCATCACCGTCACTTCCCCGCGGGCAAGGGCCGTGGCCGCTTTGTGTTGGGCTTCCGCCGCCACGCATTTTGCGCCAACCCCATCTTTAATGGATTTCAAAAGGGCAATGTTGGCTTGCCCCTCTTGTGTCAGGCGAAGGCCGGGCGGGATGGTATCAAGAAGGCGTTGGAAAAGCGCCATGACATCCTTATAACCATCCACAATTCCGGACATATAGCCTTGGGCGTAGGCAACCTGTTCCGGCGTCACGTCCGGGGCGGCATCTTGTTTTTGTTCTTCCGTCATATCACACCCCCAAATCCAATTGAATTGCGGCCGCATACATTTCAAGAAGTTCTTGTTCTTCCCGGCGTTTTTGCGTGTCCATCTTTTTCAAACGGACCAATTTGCGGATGGTCTTGGCATCAAACCCAACCCCCTTGGCTTCCGCATAAATGTCCTTGATGTCATCACCCAACGCCTTCTTTTCTTCTTCAAGGCGTTCAATGCGATTGATAAAGGCCAAAAGGCGTTGGCCCGCAACATTATCCGGGACCTTCCCTTCCATGGCGTCCGTGACCACTTTGACCATTTCTTCACCTTCCGCCAAGGCGTTTTGAATGCGGACTTTGTGTTGTTTGGACATATTATTTTTCCTTTCATTTTGCTTTTGAACGTTTATTGATTGCGGCCATAAGGCGGTCACGTTCCGGGCCAATGCCGCATTTTTGAAGCTGTTCCCATTCCGCTTCCGTTGCATATCCGCGGGCCTGGTGTTTGGCTTGGCGCGGCTTTTGTGTTAGGTCCTTCATGATTTTGACCATCCTTTCCATGGTTTGGCGTTGTGGCTTGGCGCGGCGTTGGCAAAGTCAACAATGTCTGGGTCAAAGGGTTTCATCACTCACCCGCCTTGATGCTTGTT